CAGAGCCATCTACACCTGTCGCTGAACCAGTGACATCGCCAGTAAGGCTTACTGTTCTAGAGGTTTCCCAAGCAGTGGCAGTAGTAGCATTACCCACAAGTTCAGCAGTAACTTGAGCGAACGTGACGCTGTCGGATGTTCCAACCGCCTGTCCAATCGCTACATCGTTGGCGTTAACTGTAACGCCTGTCCCCGCACCCACGGCAAACGTAGTACCTGTAAGAGTAAGACCATCACCTGCAGAGTAAACCTGAGTGGCAGAAATCTGAGAAAACACAATATCGGTTGTTCCAAAGGTAATCGTGCCTTCGGTTGTCATAACATATGTTTCACCAGCACCTTCATCACCTTCGCTTACAAAGAATGCATCCCCTTGACCAAGTGCATCTGGGTCTGATGGGCCGTAGCTGTCGGCATCTGTGGCACGAGTAAGCACCCAGTCCGTGCTTGCAGAACCTACGTTAGTGACGGTGTATATACCGTTATGTGCGGCGTTTGTTTGTTCGTAGATAAGAACGCGGTCATTTAAGACCATTGTCACGCCATCGATAACAAGTGCGGCCTGAGTACCTGCGTTGGTAAGTGTGGCACCTACACCGCTTGTACCGTTGTCATAGGTAGCGTTGAGATTGCCTTCCTTCTCAACACGAACAGGATCATGGTAATGAATCCCTGCCGCCGCAATCGTGTCCACGTACTCTTTTGTCGCAGCCATTAAAGCGGTTGTCGGGTCTTGATTTAGTATCAGATCGCCATTGGCATCGAAGTGCGCTGATTTCCCCGCAGGTTGAGTAATGAAAACATCCGCATCGCCTGCAGTTAAATTTACTGCAGAGCCTGAGTTAGAACTTGCAAGCACCGTTGTACGAGCAAGGGTGTTAGGGCTTCCCGTCGCAAAGGTTCCAATACCAACTTCCCACGCACCCGTGCTACCTTCAGTTAGGGCATAATAGGTCGTGTCTGCATTAGACAAGGCAGCTCCAAAGGTTTGAAACCCCGCAGAGTTACCGTCTAAATCAAGCGTACCAGTGCCTGTTGTAGAGGTGGTTTGTTTTACACGATCCTTAACAACTAATGCCATCGCACCACTCTCCTAAATCTTTACTTACGCAATACGAATGATAGCAGTTGAAGCTCCAGCAGTTGGGAACGAAATCTGGAAATCACCGTTTGTCGCTGTTTTGTCCGCCGTAAAGTCTAGCACTGCAACTGCATCATTTGTTGGAGCAGACACATCAGAGCGATAGATCAACGCACCTCGCGCAGTAAACGTAGACGCAGTAAAGATTTCATTATCAAAGCTCAGATACGCTGTTGTGCCACTTGTAGTGGGGTTAGTTGAAATCGTTAACGTACCGCCACCTGCTGCGTAATCGTTAGCCCCGCCTGAAGTGGACGAGCTTACTTCATTTGTAGCATTATAGTACTTTACGGTTTCATCCATATCAGTGCTGTCGCCACCGAAGTCTGTGCCCGTTGCACTGCTTGTATACAGAGCAATCTTAAAAACGTGAGTCGTGTCCGAACTAAAATCAAAGTCTCCGTTAAGAAGACCCTGCTTAAAGGTCGTACACATGTAGCTGCTTCCATCAAAAGCCATAGTTAAAGTCTCCTTATGTATTCGACTGTTTAAAGTGTACCATACACAACCTTTTTTATAAATGCATCATTGCTTTGGTCTAATCACCTTGCCTGTGCGATACTCATCGGTTGTTTCTTTTGCTTCTCCAAGCATTTTGATCCCCATCAAGGCTTCTTGAAACCGCTGATTGTACATCGCCATTACATCCTGTTCACCCTTCATGTAGATGTAGGCTTCAATCAGTGATCCATACAACAAAGCCAATTCAGCGTTCGTACTCAACCAAGTCGTTCCACTATCGGCACCTGCGGTTAAACTTGCCGGTCTATAAAAATAGTGAAGTTCTGCGGCGTAGTTTTGATCTGGCGTAGGGGCCAACATGAAATTATCAACGTCAAACTGCGCATAATACTTTGGTGCGCCAGTTGTTGTGCTGTCTGGTGTATATGTCTGTAAAAACGACGGGTCTTTAAATTCAATAAAGAATTTATCGCCGTCAGTGCCTGCTAGACTTAAAGAAAAGGGAGCTAAAAAGTCTGCAGGACAAGCAAAATACTTATCCGACGCTGCTGTCGTAGCTGTCGCATTCTTACGAAACAAACTTAGCTGTACACTTTTAAGTATACGCTCTTCTGCCGTTCTTATAAAAACAGGCAAATTCGTAACAAACGAGCTTTCCGTGTTTTCGGTGTAATCTTGTATGGCTTGTTTTAGTTGTCCGTATGTAAAACTCATGTCGTACTCACCGTAACTGTGCCTACTTTTGCAAAACCAATAATAGGTCGGGGTTTCATGTTTTCTGGAGTAGGTACACCAACATATACAACCATGGCGGCTTTAATGTCTGGACGAGCATCTCGCAAAGCTTGGGCGTCAATTACTTTTCGAAACGGGCCTAATTGAGGCTGTTTCGCTTCCCATTCATCCTTGCCAACAAGCGCCCCCGTCCATTCTTTGCGCATATCTTTGTAACGATAGCGAAAACCAGATCGGTCTGAAATAGAGTACGCGTATTTTCCAGTAGCAAACTTTGACATTAGTTCGTCCTAAAATACTCATATTGAGGAACAATATTAAACGAAGATCGATCCCGATCCTCGGCCATCGCTCTTTCAAACTCTTCTTCATACATAGCTTTCAAAAGCTGAATTCTATCGGGCGCACGTTTCAGGGCCATGTAGTATGCCAGCCCCGCAGCAAGACACGGATAAAACCTAAAGGGCATGTCCATAGTATTAGTTTGCGAGTCCGCGTCATCCATACGCGTCAAAGCATCGTAAATTACAGTATCCGTCGCGTTTTCAGGTACAGGCCAAAGTTTAAGATTTGGAGTGTTCTGCCGATCAAGAAAAAACTGTGACGAGCGCCCCTGAGTGGTTTTGTTAGGTATAGAAATAAACGTGTCACGACTTACGCGATCCAACGCGTAGTCAGTATCACTACGACGAACAACTACAGACAACACGTCAATAACGTCGTTAGATAGCGAATAATCACCGTCACCTTGCGTCAAGGACAACGTGCGTTGCTTTATCGTCCACTGATTGAGGCCACGGTTTGCCCATTCTGCAAGCATAAGATTTAACGAACGTTTTGCAGTCCGCAAGTCATAGCCTGTGCGAACTTCTAAACCGCAACGCTCAAAAGCCTCTTCAATGTACTCTGCTACATCAAGCTCAAAATTTTTGCTTCCAGAAGTTGTCATTCTTTACTTCTTCTTTACCGCGCCACCAGAACGCATTTTCTTAACCATACCGCCGCCGCGCATCTTTTTTACACCGCCGCCTGCGCGCATTTTCTTAACCATGCCGCCACCGCGCATCTTTTTTGCGTTACCCATGGCCATTTTTTTGCGAGGACTCATTGCCATCTTTTAGTCTCCTATATAAACGTTCCCGTTGTTCAAATATAGCGTCTACGTCGTACTCTTCGCTATACTTATCATAATAACCCAAATCTTTCAAAATGTATGCAGATTCTTGTACCTTCGACAAACGCTGCACAAACGTCATTGCATAAGGAGTATTGATATGCGGCTCAAACTCTCCGTCATCCACAAAGTCATTGCTGTCGTCATCCGGATGAAAACCCATTAACCAAAGGTCTAAGTTACCAAATAATCCGTCCGCTATCGCGTCATTGTAGTCAGAAAGTTCTTGGTGAAAGCTGTCGGCGTCACGTCTGTAAAACGTATTGACCAGTATGATTAAATCAAACTCATCGTTGAAATGAGCCATAGTGTTTATCAAAGCTTGCGACCCACCATACTGAAAAATAACCGCAACTTTTCCGTCTAACCACGCACGTTTTGCATATGGACAGGGCGGCAAATCATTAAAGAAGGGGTTTTTCTTTTCAAGCGCATAAGCCGACCACGCCCTAATTTCTTCGAAAATCTGCTTTTCGTCACCAATGTAAAAGTTCATTACATTCATTACGACACTGACCCCCGTGTACGTTTGCGACGTTCTGCCATGACCTGACCACAGCCGCGAGCAACAATACCTTTTTTATTAGGTTTTGGAGTGGGCCTTTTGGCCTTTGTAACACTGATTTCACCACCAAAAGCAGCGTAAGTCACTTCTGCGGCTTTCGTGTTTTTTACGACCTGTTTGCCTTTTTTGCCTTCACGCTTCTTTTTTTGCGCTGTTGCAGCACGTTCAGATTTTGAAAGGCTATTGGCCTTCGAACGCGGCAAACACCGGTCAGGATTTTGTTTATTGCTTGACGTGCCGCATTCGCCGGCAATATTGCCAGAGCTATCGATACGAACCCAGTCTTGATTGCGCCACTTAGCTAGTTCTCCGGCCACTTTTCTTCCCCTTCGCTTTTTTGGCGTAGTTTGGGTCTTTACAATACTTCGACGCAGCCATGTTAGCATAAGCCGAAGGGTAAGTGTCGAACGTGCGTTCCGCCCAAGCCTTGCCTGCGGGACATATTTTACTGCCCTTACTTTTAGATGATGCCTTTTTTGATTTGCGTGAATAAGCCATTATTTTGCTAACCCTATAATTGCAGTCATCAAGGCTTCGCTGTTCATTATTCCGGCCACCACCAAAGCACCCACAATCATCCACTTTGCTTGGAAAAGCGTTACCTTTACTTCTTTCATGTCCGCTTGAAGCTTATCGACGCTGTCTACAAGGTGATCTTGTTGTCCTTGAAACTTAACCAATTCAAGCTCTATTTCGTGTACACTTTTGTCCGCCATTAGCATTTCCACCGCTTTCTCGCTTG